TTCTCTTTCTCTGTCCGTCAACCCACCCTCTTTTCGTGCTCGGTAGCGTTCTCCACGAGAGGTCGAGGTGGGGTCGACTTGATAGCGAGAATAGTTCGACACGGCAATGACACCGTCTCCAGATTCAGTCAGCAGACCACTTTTCAACAGGCCTTCCACACCCCTAAACAGGCGTGCGCCGATGACCGTCTTGAGGTGCTGTCGGTTCTTGAACACTCCGCCGGATCGGAGCAGCTTGACCTCACCAATGATCGTGATGAACGCGCGGAACTGCGTGTCAGTCAGCGCCGAGATCTCCGCATCTCGATGTGCGTTTGCTACCCACTTGAACCAAACCATCTAGTCCTCCGCTCTGTGTTAGTGGCTGGAAGAGGTGGAGGTCGCCAGTCTCTCCCAGCCGTAGATGATGCCGCTCAGATCAGAACGGCAGGTCCTCAATGCTCGTCTCGGTTCGCTCAGGCTCACCTGTCGGTGCCTGCTGAGCGTTGACCCAGGCGATGCTCGGCTTGCGCTGGCAGAAGGTGCCGTTGCTCTTGCCGCTGCACGCGTAGAACGCGTTATAGGGCTTGCCAGCCTTGCTGACGCCTGCCGGCTTGAACGACCACGCGGTGCGGTGGTCTGGGCACTCGCCCTCCGCGAAGAGCATGGCGGCCGCTACGGCGACATCCGTGCTCAGAACTGAAGGCTGAGACTGGCTCACAGAATCAACGGAGACCGCCCTCGGAGCGACGGAGAGGCTCGTTCCAGTGCCTGACGCATATAGTGCCCTCCCCACCGATAGTTGGGCCGCACAGCGCCTGAGGGCATCTGACGCGGCTGACTTGTACGGCTCGTCATCCTGAGCGCTGTTGGGATAGCCAAAGTCCTGTCGGACGGTGGTCACGCCATCGATAACGGCGATCAGGGTGCCGTGGACTACCTTGGCGGCAGGGTCTGCCACCTTGACCTCAAACTGCCAGCCAGCCAGACCGAGCACATCGTCAAGGCGCTGGGCGACGGCTCGTGCATCGGCGTAGGTGAAGGTCATGCCACCGCGCCCTGGGCGCTGCTTCAGATCCGTGCCGGTGAACGGTGCGGCAAGTGCCGCTGCGATTTGCTTACTCATTCTCGTTCCCTCCTAATACTGTGACTGGCAACAACTTTGCGGCTGCCAGATTCATTGAGTCTGCCTTTGCTTCGTGACCACTGTCAAAGATCGTCCCCTTCTTGACCTCCTCTGCTTCTGCCATATACGACTTGGCATCCTTCACCCCTAAGAAATACGCCTTAGGGAATCGCGTAAAGCTTGGTGGACCATTGCGGTCTTCGCCTGGTCCGAGTTGCAGATGCACAAAGGCGTAGTAGTCGACATCTTGGTGATCCTTGATGTAGTTGAAGACGCTGACCGGATCGCTCGGCCACGGAACCTTGCTCCACACCTTGCTCTTCACCTCAACCTTCAAGCCGCACACCTCAAAGTCACGCTGTGTGATGTTGACAAACTTGAACGGCAGGCGCTCCATTCGTAGCACTGCGGCGAAGACGGCTTGACCCATCACGCCTGTCCAGTCGGTGTTGCCTTTCGCCTTCTCGGTACGGAAGCGCAGGTGATCGCTGCTCTTCGCCTCCTTGAACATCTGCTCCGCTTCGAGCAGGAGTGCGGTATCAACAGGTACTTCAATCACGACTGATCCTCCTTGCCAAAGACTCGGAATACGCGCGCACCTGGCTTCTCTGAGGTGAAGCGCTTGATGGCTTCGCCGTAGGTGTCTGGCGCAACAGTGCGGAGGACATCCGCGATGCTCTCCCAGTCCACCTTGACGCTGCTCTTGTTGGTCTTCCAGGTGGCAAGCCACCCCTGACCCTTGACTCCTTCGCCATCGCCGATGGCTTCCTTGATGGCGATTGCCATCTCCTTGAGTGCAGCGTCAGCAGCCTCTGCCTCAGCCTTCGCCTCAATGTAGAGACGAGCGATGTGATCGAGCTGCGGATCTGCCTTGGCGTAGGTGTTGCTCACCTGCGGCTTGACCTCCGCCAGTGTGTCGCTGTCATTGCCGGTCAGCGGCGGTGGAGTCTTGGTCTTGACCAAGTCCAGGAACGCTACGGCCTTATCGAACAGGAGTGTCTGGTAGATCGGATCAGCCTCAACGCGCTCAATGCGGAACACCAAGCCAGAGAGCAGCACCGCGACATCGCAGTACGACGCGCCAGTGATGAACATCTGCCACTGCACCTGATCCAGGTACATCTGGGGAACTGGTGCCAGCGCCCATGCGCTGCTCGTTGAGGTCTTGATCTCTACGAGTCCAGTCGGATCGCCAATGATGGTGCGGTCCAGCGATGCCATAGCCCAGGGGTGCTGGCGAAGCCGCACGATTCCGTTCGACTTCCGCAGCTTCTTGCCAGTCTCGGCGGTGTAGTAGTCGGCGACTGCCTGCTCTAGCAACTGCCCACGCTGGGCTGCTGCTCCTGCCTGCTGCTCACCGACCTGACCAGTCAACTCCGCCCAGAGTCGGTAGGCGGTCTTGAACGGCGATGTGCCGTTGATCGCGGTGATGCCGGTGGCGGTGATGCCGCCCTTCCGCATCTCGAACCACTCAGGGGACCTCTGTGGGGCTGAGACGAACTCGTAGCGCTTGCTCACTTGACCACCTCCCAGATGACTACCGCGATGATCCAAGCCACCATCAATGCGACGGTGAACTTGGCGCGCTCTCGCGTTCGCTCTTGGCGCTCTAGGCGCTGGTACTCCGATGTGAAGTACGGCCGCACAACCATCTTGGGCGTGCTCTTACGATTGACTTTCACAGTGACCCTCCTACTACCAACACGATGTAGATGCACGCGATGAAGATCGCGTAGCCAATACCGTCAATGATTGCTGACTTCATTAGCGATCACGCACCTTTCCAGACTTCGTCACCGTGAAGTAGAACTTCGGTGACTCGTTTGGAATGGTGGCCGCACATGGCTTGCAGATGCGCGTGTAGATGTTGTTGTTGTCAGCACTGACCTTTACAGGCTTGCTGCACATCCAGCACTGCTCGGTAATCCTCTTGCTCATCTTGACCTCCTTGTCAGTCCAGCCGATTGGCTGAGTCCTGCCTGACATAGGCATCATAGGGTCAACGGTTTGCGGCTGTCAACCGTGTTGCGTGAGTATCTTTTATGCAGGGTGGATAGTCCCCTGGGTGGGGAGGGTCCACCCAGGGGAAGCCGCCTAGGACGGCTGCGACAAGTCCTCTAGAGCGAAGGCGATGAGGAGCCTCAGGCAGATGCCACACAGGAGCACCTGCTCAGACTCGACCTCCCAGACCCTGCTCTGTAGCTCACAGACCGAGCAGGTGCCAAACGGCTTGGCTACTCGGACTGGCATGATTACTTCCTAGTCAGACCGTAGGTCGTCGTGTCCCTATCTAGGGCCTTTACGACGATACCCAAGCCACTCGCCAGTCCGGCACTTACGATCGTTCGGAAGTCTCCGCCCTGGATATCGAGCAAAGGAATCCCAAGTCCGAGCGCCACACTGATGGACACTGTTAGGAATGTCTTCACAAAATCCAGCCCAATCTCAAAGATCTGCGTGCTCGCGGCGATGTACTTGATACCTGCCCAGATGCGGTTCATACCCTTCTCCTTACTAGTCGCAGCGGCTGCTGCATTGATGACGGCGAGACCGTCTGCGGCGATAGCGCCCCAGTCAGCCTTGCCGATCTGATCCAACTGCGCCTGTACAGCGTCAGGTGTCTTAGTGCCAGATTCTACTTTTCGCGCCTCCTGGTGGCGCTGAGGTGCCAATGCGGCGATTTTAGGAGCAGGTGCTGGCGCAGGTGCCGCAGGCACGACTGGCGTAGTGGCAACTGGCGCGGCGACTGGCGCTGGCGCGGTTGCCTTGCCTGGGTGCGTGACGATCAGGAGCGCCTTGTAGTCAGCCTTGTACTTGCCAGCCTTGACCTTGCTGTTGGCGATCTGGCGCAGCTGCGCCTCCGTTACCGGCAGGGCGTACTTCTCAGCGGCGACCTTCTCGTCGCGCGTCGGACAGGCCCACTGCCAGCCGTCAACATCGTCATAGCCAGCACTCGTGCAGTGTCCGTAGCCAGCCTGAATCTTCTCTGGCGCGTGCTTGCTCCACCACTTGAACCAGCGGTCGTGCCACGCGCTGACCTTTAGACCCTCTGGGTAGAACCGTGGAGCCTGCTGAACATGGACGATGAGTGCAGCGCCGCCCTTAGCGGCTGCGACTGCGTCCTCCCATGACTTCGCATATCGAGCCTTGCCGCCTAGGTGCGCGATGACCTTGACCGCCTCTGGCAGGGAGCCGCCGTTATCGGACACGCCTTGCTTGTCAACGCGCTTGAGTGCAGCCTTCTGGGCTGCCACGCCGTCAGCGGCGCTGTAGTCGACCGTGTAGCCAGAAGCCCACGAGACTGCGGCGGCACAGGATGACCAGGTGCAGTCATCTAGGATCTGCTTCGCGCCCTTCTGTTGGGCTTCAGCGTCTGAATAGAGCTGCGACTTGACCTTGTACTTCACGCTGGGTTCTCCTGCTTGATGAGCACCGCGAGTGCGCGACCGGCTGCGTCGTAGTCAAGAGCGGCGCTGACTGGGTGACCAGCCGTCACGCCGACGGCGTACTCCTTGCCGTCGTTCTGAATGCGCCAGAGCGTGCCACCGAACGCGGTGTGATTGTCGTTCGGTACGACCGCGACCCACTCCATGGGCGCGACATCAACGCGCGTCCAGCCCTGTAGGTGTACCTGCTCGATGTGGTCTGTGTGTGCCATCAACCCTCCATCCACCTAAGTGGTCCAGTCAGTAGCCAGATCAATGTGAGACCGCCGAAGAGTGCGGCCATCGTGGACTGCGTGTCGCCCTCTGGCAGAACGACCACAGCGAAGAGCAAGCCTAGGATCGTCCAGGCTCCGCCTACGAGATCAACGATGATGCGCTTGATCACTTGGTCACCTTTCTCGCCGCAGCCGCAGCGCTCGATGCAGCAGCCACAGCAGCACTCGCCACCTGGCTGATCACGATAGCGACCGCCACCGGAGCAGCCTTCTCTTTCTCGGCAGG